TATTGTTCTATTTGTTTTATTTATTATTTGTTTTATTTATTATTTATTATTTCTTCCGATTATTTCGTATACATTCTTATGCTTTGATTTACCAGTGACTTTGGCGTGTTTGCCATGCTGGTTTTTCTTTAGCGTTTTGTTTGTATCGTTATTTTCGTTCGATTTTGTATTTAGTATTTAAAATATTTTTTATTTGAAATATTTAGACTGTATGTTGTGCCGACTAAACAACCCCCCCTGGACTTTTGTCCGTTTTTACGTTTGAACTGTTTACCTGTATCCCGTTCACGCCGTGCTGACCTTCGTGGTGGTGTTACCCCTGTTACTTCTGAGATTCCTATTCCTATTGTTACTCATTCCGATTCGTTAGTACCTGATGATTTTAGCCGTATTTTGCTTTCTGCTTTAAATACTTCTGTTTTTAAAGGCCGTTATTATTTGCCTTGTAAAACTATTTCTCTTGACGGCCCTGTCCAATATCGTTGCCTCGTCCCTCGACTTGTTGATAATTTTCTTCTTAATGCTTGGCCTGATCCTTTATTGAGCCCTAAAGTTACTCCTTTGGCTTTTGTTTCTGATTCATGTTATAAAGCTATTGTTCATGCTTGTTTGGAACATCCTTATTCTTCTCGCGATCCTATTGATAGTCCTACTGCAGTACCTTTGGCTGACTTGTTGCATCGTGTTATACGTTTGGTTCGTACGCCAGTTGTAGTCAATGCTCCCGTTGCCTTTGCTGTAGCAGGTACTGACAAACCTATTGCGCCTTTACCTTTAGCTAAGCGTACTTTGTCTAGTGCCCCCGTTTTCTTGGCTTTTGCAGTTCGTGCTTCTGAAATTGTTGCAGACTCTTTGTTTTTATATGAGAGTGCCTTGCAGTTTGTAAATGGCGTCCGTGTAGATTTTGCAGGTGTTCCTGGCATGTATTGCCAGGAGGGAGCTCCTCAACTTCGCATTCCTGGGATGTTTGTTGCAGGCATCCCTCTTAACATTAGCCCTACAGTACGTTTTGCTGTTGGTGGCGATGTTGTTTTTCTTCGTACTATACGGCCCTTGCCTTCTGATTATAAAAAAGTTTTTTCTAAAATTACGGGTAAAATTATCCCTGCGCCCGTTATGTACGATTGGGTTCCTACGCCTTATCGCCTTGAAATATTTTGCCCTAATTTGCCACGGCAATCCTATCTTGCTAGTGGCTTTGGACTTTTGGATCCTTCTGAGCAAGTGTCTGTAATAGAACGTACTGGTGATGCAGCACGTTTATTGCAATCAGGTTCTTCTTCGGATTATTTAAATTCATTGTATCCTGAGTATGGTTTTAGTGATACTTGTAAAATACTTGCAGCTGCATTTGACCCTACTTTATATAGCAGTAGTCCTTCTGATGCATTAAAGACTGTTACAACAGCCTTGCAATCTAATATGGCTGCTTATCGTCCTGTTGCTTCGGTTACTAGTAAAGAGTTTAGTAAGTTGATGGTGGCCATGACTAATGGTTCCGGCGCCAAAGCTCACCTTCGCGCATATACAAAAGCTAGTGAGGTAGCTAACCGTGTTAGAGCTGGTGAGCTTGTACTCCGTCCTTTTGACAAGCGTCAAGTACGACTGCAGCGTCAAGCCAAGTTTGAATCACGGTTGGAAGAAGATTACAGTCGTACTATGTATGAATTGCAATCGTCCGAGGTTCCGTCCTTTTTTGTACAGATTTCAGATTATTTTACAGGTGTGACTGATGAGCTCTCACCAGCATTTATTAGTGGCCTTTTTGCTGCATTTGGTGCAGGCGTTGGACCGTCTTTTGCTCGTCTGGGGGCATTATTGGGTCCTTGGTATTCTGTTATTAAGGACGTTTTTGATATGTTTACTGAAAATTGGGGCCAATTTTATCGTTCCCTTTGTGGAGTTTTTCGCCTAGTTAAAGGCAATTTTACCGTTACCGATGTAGGTTGTATAGGGGCTGTTGGAGGTGGCGTTCTTACTGTATATGGCGAAGATTCTTTACCTACAGCTGTAGCTATTTTAAGCGAAATGGCTCCAGTTGGTCCTATGCGTGAGGTTCCTGGAGCCAGTTTTTCTCTTGTAGGCAGCTCCAAACTAATGCCTTCAGTGTTTGTCGAAGAAACTGGTTTATCGGCCCAAGCTATACAATTTACTGGCGCAAATTTACTTTTGTTAGCTCGTGTTATAGGCGCTGTCGAGTCCTTGGTTCGTGTTATGTATGGTGTTGCAATAGGTGCTGCACGGTGCTTAGGTATCATACCTGACCCTTCCGTAGACATGGATTCTAAACTTGCTACGTGTTTGACACGTGTAGATAATTGTATAGCTGACAACTCTATGACTTATCTTGAACGCATGTCTTGCTTGGGAGAATCTTTTGCACTTTTGCAGCTAGCTAGTAGTGAGCGTTTTATTGGCCCGCGCTATGCAGCGTTAAGTCGTTCTATTATAGTACTGGAAGGTTTGCTTCGTGAGCTAAGATACACGGCGCGCATGCCTTCCTCACAAGCTGAGCCTGTAGGTATTTATATACAAGGCGGTGCCGGAGTAGGCAAAGATGTTACTGCTGCTTTATTGGCATCAGCCCTCGGTAAGCATATAGGCAACCCTTCTGTATGGCACATAGTAGCTAATAGTAGACATGATCTTGGCTTTACTGGTCAGGAAATATTCTATGGCCAGGATGCTTTTCAATCTACAGATGGTAAAACACGTGCTGACGAAATGGTAAGGTATATTGTTATGGGTAGTTCTGCCATTGTTTTAGCTGAACCCCCGTTTTCGTTTAAGGGAGCGCCCATGATGCCTAAGTTTATTATTATTACTACTAATGCTGATATTGATTCTTTGGCAGGTGGTGTCACCAGTAAGGAAGCATTTGTTCGCCGCATGACCATAGTTGTTCGGGTTACACTTAACCCAAACGGAGTGCGTGATGATCCTATTATTACTATTGTAGGGTTAAACGGTGCTGGTAATAGTTTTACTTTGGGGGATATGCCTGCTAATTTTGTAGGGAAAAATGTATCTACACAAGCTTTGTTTACTCTTATTACTCGTGCCTACAAGTACAAAAACGATTTCTTTGCAGCTTCAGTTGTTAGAGGTCTTAGTGGTCCGGATTTGCCAGACCTTGTATCACCTCAAGGCGGCTTACACTTGGCAGCAGCTGGTGTTGCCACAGTAGCTACGTTAATAGGATCGTGGTATTTGGCACGCAATGTTTGCATACCTGCCTTGTCTAAAATGGATGCTATGTATAAGGCTGCTTCTAGTGCATTGTTGGTTTTGTCTCGCCTGGATATTCTTGGCACTGATTTGTTTGATAGTCTTTCGTCAGTACGGCGCAATATTCAAGCCGTTTGTACGTTTATGTTTACTGCTGCACGTGAAATGCCGCATTTAATAATAGAGTTTGTTAGTGCACATCGTACTGTTTTGTTTTTTACAGCCAGTGCTGTATATACTGCTTATCGCGTTTATTTGGCCTTGTCTCCTGATGTAGAAACACAAGTGAGGTGGTCCTATAATGGTATAGAACCTTCATCACTTCGTCCTCGGAACGTGGCTCGTTCAGTTCGTATTAGGGGTCCGAAGCAACGTATAAATGGTTTGGCGCGTAAGGCCAAAGCGGCTAGTCGCCGCTTGTTGCCTCAGTCACTTGAGTTGAGTGACACGCGGCTTCTGGCTTTATGTGATGAAAATATATTTTCTCTTGTTGTTGACCTAGTATTAGGTTTGGCTGCAAACCAATCCTGCATTCATTTGGGTGGTGGCCGATTTATTACTACAGCCCATGCTTTTGGGCCTCCTGATGCCGATTATCAAGCTGGTGCCCATTTAGTAATAGGCGGTTTTAAAATAGAACTGGATGCGTGCCGAGTTTATGTGCCAGAGTCAGATAGTGACTACGATGACGTAGCCGTGTTTGTAGTGCCCAGTAGCTTTATGTCTAATTTTAGTTCTTCGGTTGGCGTGCGTGATTATTTTTCTCTACCAGGAGCTCAGACTTTAGGTGCAGGGTTTTTGTGGCGCCCTGATGGGGCAAGTGTTTCTGTTGCTTGCGCTGCTAACGGCAAAGTTAAGTATTATGAGCGTACTCATGTACATGAGTTTCATGCAATTGAAACTATTAAGTATAATGCTACTACTCGGCCTGGCTATTGCGGTTCACCTATTGTAATAGGCGGCCGTATAGTCGCTATGCACGCTCTTGGAAGTAATCGCCAGGGAATTAATCCTATAGGCGTAGCTTTAGTTTTTACTGAAACTACTCATGCTTTAATAGCTCATGCTTATTTAGAAGAAGCTGAAATATATGAAACTCAAGCTGGATTAGTTAGTAATCCTTTTGGGTCCCATTTGTCTGTTGCGGACAGTCCTTTTTCAATACGCAGTTTTAGCTCTATTAGCACTTTTGTTGCACATCCCGGTACAGTAACTGCTCGCATGTATGCTGATGAATCTGGCTTTCAATTAAAAATTCCTTCCGTTCTTAATGCTGCTCGTGCCAATGCTCGCTATGGTGTACAGTTTGTACCATCTGGCAAAATACGCGATAATAGCAGTTTTTGCCAGCCAGGATCTCTGGCAGCAGAAGTAGTATCGATATATTGGCGTGACACGTTTGGAATGTTAGCTATAAATTCCGGCATGCCACGGTTTGGTTCTTTGACTATGGCCGATACGTTGTTGGGTTTAAATAAAAAGGCTAGTACGGGTTTACCCCTTTGTGTAGTAGGTCGCACTCGTCGTAACAGTTCGCCTTATTATAATGTTTCTGAAGCTATATATTGTTCGTCAGCAGGTATTTATTCGTTGAAACCTGATATAGCTGAAGAAGTTAGTAAATTTGAGCTTGCTGCTGAAGGTGGTCCTAGCACTCTTGTAGACCATGTGCTTCTTATGCTCAAAGTTAAGGGTGAATTGTTACTTCCTGACAAAATGCCTCGCACGTTGTCAGTTCCTCCTTTGGCCATGAGCATAGTTTGTCGTCAGCATTCGGCAGACATGATGGATGAATGGCTTCGTTCGGGTGTTGACCATTTTGTTGGGAGGGATCCTTGTTCAAAAAGTTGGCATGATTTAATGGTGTCCTTGTCAGTTTGTTCAGTTATTAAATGTTGGGATTTTTCTAAATATGATTATAACCAACCTGCAGCTATGTTTGACATTTTTGGCGAAGTGCTTGATGATATTGTAGAGTCACGTATTCCAGGTAACGTAGTACGAGCTTTGCCGTTCATGAAAGTGGTAGCTGATACAGCTGTTGGATGTAAAATATTCGACCGTGTTCAGGGCACTGTTACAGGTTCTGCGTATACTACCATATTAAATACAGCTAATGAAACCGGCACGCTTATATCAGCCTTGGTCTCGTGTGCTTTAGACAAAGGTGACAATGACACTCTTCCTGCTATTGTAACTAAAGTCAGGTCAAGCATAATTTTAGTAGGCTATGGTGACGATTCTATACTAGGAGTTTTGCCTGGTTCCTATGTTGCCTCCCGTGTTGATTTAGAGTTGGTGCCTGCAAAAGTATTTGAGCTAACAGGTATGGTGTTGACTGATGCTGCCAAAGGCGTTGTTACTACAGGATATTCTGGCAGCGATTCCGAACATACCGGGCTTAAACCTGTTAGCCTGCAATTTTTGTCACGCGGTAATGTGCGTGTTTCATACAACGAGTTGTTTAAATATTTAGGTGTGTTGGCAGATGACTATAAAGATGGAATATATCTTGGCGCACTTAATAAGGAATCCATTATGGCTACGGTTTCATACGGACCAGCTGCCGACGTTAATGACACTAAAATGTCTTCGCGTTTGTTAAGTGCGTTGCTTGCCGCCGGAGCCCACTCAGTTGATTTTTATGTAAAAGTACTTGAAATAGCTCGCATGTCTCTCTATTCGCGAGGTGTGCAGCGGTCTTTAGTTAATTGTAATCTAGTTCCAGTGGAGTGGCCTAGTTACGATACTGTGCGGCGCTATGTTTTACATAGTGCCGTTTCACTTGTTCCTTTTACTCCTAGCGTTGTCGAAGACGACTACACCGCTATATCAAACGTTTCAGCCCCAGTAGATTGGAGTTGGACGGTTGAATCGTCGTATTAAAGTTAGTATTGTATGCTGATATTGAGATTAAACTCGGAACTCCATCCTTAACGGGGCCTATTTCACGTATTGAAGACGTTTCTACGTCTCAAGTTTTAATGCCTACCCAGCCTATTGAGTATTATCAAGCTTTGTTGCCAGGTTCGCCAGATTGCCCTACAGCATTGCTTACTCGTGTTTATGATTTTTCGTATACACAAAGTAGTCCTTGGACTACTACTTCCGTTACAGGTGCAATATTGCTAAATGTTGACATTTGGGCACTTTTCAACTCTTCACCCAACAACGCTTTGCTGCGTCGGTACCGTTATTTGCGTGCTGGTAGCAAATTTGAGTTGCGTATAAATGCTAATTCGTTTTTCTACGGCCAGCTTATTATGTATTGGACGCCTGAAAACGATACAGCTTATGTTTGCAGGCAAGCTGCTTCTACGCCTCATGTAGTTTTAAATGCTAATGGCGACTTGTCTGCTGCTATAAATATACCGTACTTTAACAGCAAACCATTTATAGATCAGCGCGTAGACGGTAATGGCTCAATGGGGTATTTAACTGTTATGGTATTGTCACCGTTGCGCTGTATAAATGTTGCTAATTCAGCAGAAGCTCTTTTATTTTCTTTGGTTGGCAATATGGAAAACCCATGTGTCGACGGGCCTATGGCCGTTTAATATGTATGTATTGTATCCCTCTACACGTGCTACGCGCGTTAAAACGGTGCTGGCTTCGCCAGAAGCACGCGCAAAATCTCTTTCAGGTTTGGTTACGTATGCAGTTAATACAGGCATGTCTATGGTAACACCATTAGTTCCTACGCCTATTTTGGACGCGGCTAACACCTTGGCAAAGGCATTCGGTTTCGACATGCCCCGCGATCTTCGTAGTTCAGCTCCTATGATAGGAGGAGCTCCTAAAGATTTTGCTGCAGGGTCAGGTCTATCTGGTGCTTCTATGCTTTCTAAGTTTCCAGATTCTTTGCCTGGTTGCGTTTTCAGTTCTACTGTAGGCGACGATATGTCGCTTATTGATTTAGCTGCACAAGCTTCTATTTTGGCTACTTTTAGTTTTAATAATACCACTCCAATAGGTAATACTTTTGCTTCTTATCCTGTAAATGCCAAGTTTCCAGGCGACCAAACTGTTAGTGCCAGTATGCCTGGGTTTGCAGTAGACTCTTATCCTGCTACTTGGTTATCTATTGTATCTCAGCCTTTTACTAGATGGCGTGGTACTTTGCATTACAAGTTGGTATTTGTAGCTAGCGCTTTTCATACAGCACGCGTGCGTATTTATTTTGTACCAGGAGAAGCTGACAATTATGTGTTGCCAGTAGTTCCTGCAACAGAATACTGGAACGAAATTATAGAAATTTCAGGCAATACTGAATATGAGTTTTCCATACCTTATTTGTTTCCTTTGCCATATTCTCAGCAATCTATAGGTCGGCTGTGTTTTCAAATGGTAGTTCCTCCTGCTTTGGTTGGGGATGTAGTGGCTACTTCAGCTCCTATAGACACTCAATTGTGGGTGCGTGGCGGTGCTGACATGGAGTGGGTTGATCCTAGTGGCCGATATTTCGTAAATGTGCGTCCTCGTGATGTACCTTATCTTGAAGCAGTTGAGTATGAACCCCAAAGTAGTTTGACTTCTGGCACTTCAGTAGCTATTGCAGGTGGACCCTATACCAATGAACCCGTTTCCCATTTGTCGCAGCTTATTCATGCTCCGGAACCTTATACTCGTGACTATGTAGGTACTACTTCAACAGATCCTACTTGGCATGAATTTAACCGGATTTATACTGCTCCTGTCAATGGACCCTACGGGCTTATAACTCCGACACAGTCCATTACCACTTTAGCACCTCCATATAGCATAGTTTACGCTGACCCTGCAACGCATTTACCTGACACGACTTATCACGCGGAACTTAATTATAGTTCAACTATGGTTAGGACTTATTCTCATGGAAATGTTACGGTATATACTATGCCCACACTTGCCATATTTTCTGGCTATTATTGGTATTGGCGCGGTGGTGTCCGTTATCATGTCACAGGTACCGGAGTGGGTTCTTCCATAGGTATAATTACTTCATCTGTTAACAATGTGGTTCCTTCTATTGAGTTGAGTCCTGTTGCCAGTTCTTTTGCTACTGCTGGTTATCAGTTATTGCCAGGTGGCTTGCCTACGGGTTATTCAATTCCTACAGTGCAGTCACGCCAGCCATATAATGCGTTAACTTCAGTTGCTCAGGTTGAAGTACCTTGGAAGTCTACTTCATTGTTTGCTTCTACACGTTATACTACTGGCGATACGGCTGCTTGTGGTGCCCTTGTTGTGTCTGGGGAAGGAGCTGTAGCTTCGTCTGTTTCAGCAGCAGACGATTTCAGATTTATTTTGCCTCGTCATCCTGGTAATGTAACTTTAGTTTCGCCTAAAAATGAATCTCTTACATATAATGGATTGGTTAATTATGAAACGGCATCTACAGCACCTACACCAGTATATCCTATGTGGCAGATGGTAATGCTTTATTAGTTATTTAAGTATGTTTTACAATTGAAAAATTCGCCTCCCTAAGTAGGGTCAGTGGTTGGCGACCACAAAAGTAGTTTTTGGT